GACCATTAGCATCGTAAGTTCTACGAGCCATAGCTTTCTCAAGTTCTGCATAAGAAGTTCTTGAAACTTTGCTTTGAACTTGGCCGTTTTTAAGACGAATAAGTTCAATAAATTTAATATTGTCTGCGCCAGAAGATTCTTGAGGTAGCTCTGTAAGCTCCAAAGAAACTTTGTATCTATGGGCTCCAGGAGCTGTATAGTTATACGTACCTTGTGCAGGATCTAAAAGTGTAGTATCATCTTCTGCAGTAACTGTTTCTTCTACTACTTTGAAACCAACTCGAGCAGTAGGATTATTAGAGAATCTACCAATATATAAATGCAATTCGTCGTTACGAACGAAAAGACCGTCAATATAGTAAATACCTTCTTTTACTTCAACAACAAACCCTTTACCAATAACATCAGTAGATTCGTTATTAGTATATGTGGTGTTTCCAACTGGTGCTGAAATAGTAACAGATAGATTTTCAGACAATCCTGAAGTAAGTCTATAGTTTTTTGCAGTAGTGTTATCTGCAGCATATGCAGTTAAGACTTCACCTGGTAAAAAGCGTTTTGTTTCTCCGTCAGCTGCAGTAGATTCATATTTAAAGTAAAGAGTTGGAACAGTGTCATCGATAACACAATTACATTCAGATGAATCTAAAACAACAGCTGTAACGCCAGATGTTACACCAGTAATAATCATATTTTGGAAATTACTTAAATAAGTAGTAACCTCAACAGAATTAAACGTAGAGTCTAGTTTCGCAAAATGAACTTCATTATCAATATTTACAGATCCAGGAATAATTTGCGTACCATTTTTAAATAAATGGTCTCCAATTCTGGTTACCTGTTTTTGCAGAATTGTTTGAATTTGAGTAAGCTCACGAGCTTGTACAGCAACACCAGGACGAAACAAAATTCTATAGAAATCTTTTGCTTCATCGAAGTCATCATAATAAGGATCTGTATTAAAATTTATTGTCATTTCTTACTACACTCTGTTAAGTTTTTCTATAGAACTATTTATAAGTTAAAATTTGATGAATGTTCTAAATACAACATTCTGCTCTCCAGAAGGAGTAAACGCTTGTTTATTATCAACGTATAGCATATTTCCAGAGAACTTATTAATAGTTGGATCTGTAACTGATGTCACTGTAAATGATGATGATTCAGCAGCGTTATTATATACATCTCCAATTTCAGGAACGGTTCCATCTAAAGACTGAACTAACATTGAATTATCATTAGAAGTAACAATTCTTAAAGTTTTTGAATCATCACTTGTAGCTATATCTGAATCTTCAACAAAGTTAGATTCTAAAAAGGTTCCTGTAATTGCATAACATGCTGAACCAAGTTCGTTATTAAACTTATTATATATTGATCCAAAATCTGTTACGTCTTTTAAAATGCCAATTTGGCGATATTCGTTATCTACTTGAAGATTTTGAATTGCTTCATTTTCAAAGTTAGTATAAAAACATAAAGTATCCGCTAATAATTCTTCTGGAGCATTTGATCCATGACCACCAGTTGGAGCAATAATCGCTCTGGCCACTGCATCTACACCGTCACCAGTAATAGTAACGTCTGCACGACTATATCCGGCACCTTGGTTGTTAATAGTAACGCCTGTCACAGTGCCATTAGCGTCTAACACAGCATCAAAGTCTCCTCCAGTACCATCACCAGTAATTGTAATTGTTGCGCTAGTATAACCTGATCCGCCGTTTTCAATGACAAGATAAGAAATTTCTCCATCAACAGCTAAAAGTTCAACGTTAGACTGTTGTGTATCTAAATCACCTTCAGAAAGATTAAGAGTGACTGATGCGCCGGTTCCTGGATCAGATGGATCTGTTTGAACACTAAGAGCTGCGGTGTTATAACCAAATCCACCATCGATAATTCTTAAACCAGTAATAACACCATTTTCAATGACTGGCTGAATATTTGCTTGTCCTTCAAGACCAGCATTTGTAATAGTGTAAGCTTGAGCTCCTGCATACGCATCATCTTCAGAATAATAATAAAGATCAGCAACACCTTCAGAAACGGTTATTTCAGTGTATGCTCCTGTAGTACCAGGTGTTCCAACATAAGTTACACCTGTTGTATATTCAGTTCCGCTGTGATGAATGCCGTCGTTAGTTAATGAAAACTTAATAGTTGTACCAGCATTATTTGGTTTAGACTGATCAAATCTATAAGTATTACCTTCAACTAAGTATAATTCTGGAGCAACTGAGTTATTTAAATAAAACTTATTTCCAAAACCATTATAGTTAGTTCCTTCTTTATATTCAACAACATATGTCACTATTGAAGATAATCTTTTAGCATATGGACCTGATCCATCACCAGTTACTAGTGTGTAAGTTTCGTTTGGATCATAGTCTTGACCACCATCTAAAATATTATATCCTGTAATAGTACCTTCAGAATAATATCTATTTTTAATAGATCTAGTAATTGGCATAAAAGCGGCAGTTAAGAATTTATTTCTTAAACCTAATGGAATAAATGCCAAAAATTTCCAAACGTAGCCATCAGAGGTTTCTAAATAATTAGCACTAGTACCTGATGGTTCAACTGTAGATGGTGCTCCTCCATTATTGTAAATACACTTATAAACGTTAAAGTCTTGTGTAATAACATAGAACCTAGATTCTTTTAATGACGAAGCCCCAGAAGAAGATAAATTATCTTGTGTATACGTATCATCATACATATCATATACAGTTTGAGCTTCCCAATCGACTCTTGCAACAACTTTAATTACGTCATTAATCTGGATTTGTTTAGTTTGAACAATACTATTTCTAACACTATTTTCATAAACGGGTGAAGCATTAGGAAGCGGAGGATTAGTTTCATCATCCCACTCTAGAATTTGTCCAACAAAATAATGATAGATTGCGCCTCTATTTTGAATTTCTTCATAAATAGAGTTTGCAACACTAGTGTGGAATGGTGAAGTAACAACAGCAGTCATGTATGAATCTTCTCTTTTTGTTTATTAAGAGATTGTAATAGCCCAAGTAATAATCATAGTATCAGCTACAGCTTTGTTAACAACATCAAAAGTTGTACGGCAAAGCATAGTACCAGAAGAAGAAGCATTCAAAATAGCAGCTTCAACTAAAGCACCTGTAGAAGTACCTGGAGCAAATGTTGCTGTGTAAGTAACAACGTTAGCATTTACAACGGTTGAGTCAAGAGTAACACGACCATTTTCAGTACCTAGTGCAGTATCACCAGACGCTGGGGTTGTGTTATCCGTACCAGTAGCCATATGTGACATAACAGCATCGTCTGTATTTGCCATACGTTCAGCAATATAGTTACGACCAACCTGAACAACTAGGTTTGGAATATGAATTTTTTCTTTTAAGGCACCGGTTTCATCAAGGATCTCGACTGATACTTGACCACGTGCCTTGAGGTTTTCTTGCATTAACATTTTTAAATGTCTCCTTGGTTTTTATGAAAAGGCCGTATGACCTTCGACATAGCTTTCGCTAAAGTAAAAAGCTGAATATGGATTGATCTCGACCGTTCCAAACTCAGTATTATTTATATGTTCTTGCGCTAATGGTTTTGAAATATGGTGAGATCTATTCTCAACCGAAACTATAATTTCGCTAATACCTTTATCTATACTAAAAATAGGACTTACTTCTGAAGTAGTCATTTGCTCTAAGAAAGGTTTAATCAGCGTTGGATTATAGCTATCAGATCCAATAATACTATTTGAAAATGGTTTACTTAAAGTATTATCATAATTTTCTAAAATATTAGAATTTTCTTCAAATGGTTTTGTTATGTATCTATCAACAGATTCATTATTTACATCAGCAAAGCTAAATAAAGGCTTAGTTAACTCATAATCAACAGTCTGAGAAGTAATCATTTCTTCTTCAATAGACTTTGTAAATTCATAATCTGTTGTTTCAGAAGTAATCATTTCTTCTACTACTGGTTTAGTTAATTCCCAATAGAATCCACGAGATCTATCTACTGATAAACCTTCTGAATATTCTTCCGCAAAATATTCAGTTGCGTAAACTGTTTCAAAATCTTCAAATACTGGATCGTCGTCTATGTGTACACTATTATAAAATGGTTTCGAAGATGATTTAGCAACTTGTTCTGGAGTAAGAACTTGATGTTGCAGAGGTTTTGTTAATTCGTAAAAATCATCATCTGGAGTGAATACTTCATCTTCAAGAGGTTTTGTAAATTCATAATATACAAATTGAGAAGTCGTTGCAATTTCACCATCAACAGGAATTGGTTTAATAATTGTAAAATCAGTAATTTCCTGATCTGTACGAACAACATCTTGATAATTGCCGCGGTATAGTCTGCCGAGAAGCTCAATTGCTGCTGCTGCATCAATTTCATTTGTTATTTCAAACTCACCAAACATAATCATTCCGGTTGGATGAATTGTTTGTTTTACTATTTTTTCATATTGTGAGAATTGCTCATCAGCTTTAATAACATATGAGAATTGCTGATAGTAGTAATTATCTTGAAGATAAATATCGTCTGATAAAAATCCTTTGTTTGTAGAATAAGTTCCAGCATATCTAGAAACTGCTGTATCGGTAAATGTTACGATAGCTTTTTCTGGATCAGATAACTTTAAGGCATCTATATTTGATGCACTGGTATCTGTGATTACAGTACCTATCAGAGTTCCATTATTTAAAGAATTAGTGTCTACAGATATATGTAGAGTAAGAGATGAAGGATAATCAACTCCAAAATCTAAAAACTCTAGAGAAATAATACCATTTGTATTATTAACTGACGTAATTTTAACTTTAGTTCCAGATGTAGATCCGCTTATTACATCTAAAAGCTGACCTACTTTAAAATTTGTTTGTCCAGAATAATTAATAGAATAATCTGATAAAGAATTAACAATTGTTCCAGTTATAGAGTTTTCAGTAAATGTTGCTCCCTGGCTTATCTCTCCAACAAAAAGTCGAGAAATAACTAGCTCATAAATTCCAGAATCGTTATATTTTCTTACGCGTTCGATTTCAACTCTTACTAAAGAGCCATCTAAATTGTTGAGATCAACAAAACTATTTACTAAATCAAACGCATTACCTGATGTGATTTGAGCAAATAAAGATGTTTGTTGAATCCACCGGCCGTCAGAAGCGACAAGAATTTGCTCTTTAGGTAAAGAAACTTCTACATTTTTATTGAATAATAATCTAAAAAGAAGCTTAAAAGAATCAATAGATCCTTTTGATCTATAGAACTCTCCAATATGTTTATACAGATTTATTTTATTAGCTTCAAGATCTCGGGCCATTCCATATCCGAGTTCTTTACGAATCATATCAATATATGAATCTACAGCATCATCTAAATCTTTATTTTCAATGATTTTATTGACAACATCAATAGGCTCATTATCTTGATTTAGAAATTTATAATATTCTTTTAAAAATTCAATAAGCGCTTGAGAATCCCCAACAATTTGTTGAGGAATTAATTTTTCTACGCTAGGCGATTGAATGTTATCTTTATCAGCCATGAGAACCTATCAATCGTGTCTTGCAAAAGTTGTATAAGTTGATGCGCCCGTAGAGCCTTGTGTAGCAATTGTGTCAATTTCACCAGTAACACTAATTGTATCTTCTGGATCATCAACTTCAATTTTTACAAGTTGATTAAACTTAGGAGCAACATCATTTGATTCTGAAGATACGTAAAATTTAACAATACTGGTCGAATCAATTTTTAACGAAGGAATTTCAATTTTTCCTGAGGCAGGATATATTGTACCAACATTAGCTAAAATTATATTTGAAGTACTTGCCGAAACAATATTGATAGATCTATTTGGTGATCCAACAATTTGAACATCTGTTGCAACAACTTGAGTATTATTTACTGTAAATTCACTTGTGGTTAATACTGATTCATCAGAATCAGAAATATAAATTGGAGCAGAAAACTGCATATTATAAGAAGATGTAAGTCCTGAAATAGGGGATACATGCTTGTGTAACTTAATTCTAATTGTTGAGTTTAAAATTCCTTGATCTACATCATCAATTAATCTTAATACTTTTGATTGTCTAAATACACCATCAAATTTTTCTAAAACTGTATCATTATAATTTTCAATAGCAGCTTTTACGGCTGACTCAAGTTGTGTTTGAGTGCGCGCAGTTTCATTGGGATTATATTTAAAGAATGCATCAATATTAATATAAGTATAATCCGGATCAACAACTTCAGCAGTAATAGATCCAACGTTTTTATTTGTTAAGAATCTTGCAATACTATTTTTAGTAGCGTCAGTTAATACTTCTGCATCAACAGGTTTAATTGAAATATAAACTTTACCATAAACTGGAGGTGATGCTGATTCTCCACCCCAGACAGAAATATCTTCAATATAATCAAAATTGGCTAAAAGAATAGATCTATAATCTTCTGCAGTGACAGCTCTATCTTGAGCTGCAAATAATTTTGGAGCATTAAACTTGATCGAATCAATTGTTTCTTTTTCTGTACCAGAAATTGTTTTTACAAACCCAGCAGCATTTTCTACTAATATTGAAGTAAATCCAGCAATTGCAGCGTTTGCGCTAAATGTTTTAGCGCCATTTCCTTCTTTGGCATTTGTTGAAATATATGTCAATTCAACAATTTGGCCTGTTGTTGGTCTATTGCCTAATACATTATCACCAAAATAAAATTCGTATTGGCCATTACCATTTTCTTGAAGAAAATAAACTCTTGAAGAACTATCAACATTTAAAATATTATTATAATGTCTATAAGTTGTATATTCATTAGATGTTAAAGAATTTCTAATTCTAACAACCATTGTTGATGTATCTACATTTGGATCAGCAATTCTAAATTTTTGAAAGTCTTCTTTATTATCTACACGGTAAGTAAGATTTACTAATTTACCTTCATACACTGAAATTTCGCTAAACACATATTGATTATTAAATGAGCTTTTGGTAGCAGTAAAATTATTATTTGCAACAAATGTATAAGTACTGGATCCAATTTGACCTGTAAACGTGAATCCTTTTGGAATAGAGATTTGAGCTGGAGAATCAGCATCACCTGTTACAGTTACTTTTAATTTAGCTTCTGCTGCTCTTCTAGATTGCGGTATATAACCTAAGTTCTTTGCATGTGATACAGCATTAGATCTAATTTGAGCAGAATCTAAAAACGCTTCATTCATTGACATATGAGCAAGAAGTGAGTTATATTGAGTATTATAAGCAAGAACATCTAATAAGACATTCATGCCTGCGCCATCAAAATCATAATCGTTGAATTTATCTTGAGAACTTAAAAAGACTTTCAGATTAGTTTTAATCTGATCGAAATCAAGTTCTGTTACGTTCTTAATTTGTGCCATTTATCGAGTTCTCTCTAAAAATAATTCAACATCTATTTCTTGTTGTGTTGATACCAAGATGCATGATACTGAAACAAATAGTGCATTGGCATCAGTATTATCTTGAACCTTAACATCAGATGTAATTACACGAGGTTCATATAGTCCAATTGCGTCTTTAATTTCGTCTTGTAAAAAAGATAATGTAATAGGATCTGGTTGCTCAAAAAGATAACCAGTAATATTACAACCAAAGTTTGGCTGAAACGGTCTTTCACCTTTATTTGTTAGTAAAATAGTGCGAATAGAATTTTTAATCGCAGCAATATCTTTTAATGGAACCACATCACCAAAGTTTGGGTGTGGTTTGAAACGCAAATCTAAATCAGTGTATGGCTTTACACGGGCCATAACTTTTGCAGTTACCCCGACTCTAGATGGATTTGCGTCTGATAGAATTTCTGTACTCATAGTATTATTTATACCTTATCCACCGCAGTTTACGTTACCAGATCCCGAAGTCATTGCTCCAGCATCTGCTGAATCTCCTACTCTACCTAAAGGTTTTCCTTCTACATTAACGGTGCCGGATCCTGCATTTAAATTAGCTACATGTGGAGCACAGGGAGGACTTGGTGGAAATGGATGCGCTACTGTTGGAGCACCAACAACTGCAGCTAAAATTCCGTTTACTGATACAGTTCCTTGATTTGCGCCACCTAAGTTTGTAGAACCTGCGCACGCGTGACCTGTACTTAATGAATCTCCAATTCTTACAACAGCAGGCATTTATAATCTCCTTTAGCTAGTCATAATATTGATTAACCATTGAGGGGCATTAGCAGATCTACCAGCAGCTCCCCAATATTTAGCAGAACCTACTGGAACAGTATTACCGGCAGAAATATCTAAGTGAACACCTACATTGCCCATATAACCAACGCCAGCACCAATTGCTGTAGCACCAGCGTTTTTAGCTTGTTGACACCAATCGCGAAGTTCTTGAGATTGAACGTTCAATCTTTTTCCTTCAGAAGTAAATAGATGCACATCAGCCGCAAATCCATTTAAGTGTCTATCAGAACCAGTTCTTCTTTGTGAAGTCATACCACCTGAGAATATTTCCGCAGATAGTCCGCTATTTTTACAAGCAGTAATAATAATTTGCTCGAGTGCTGATACAATTTCTTTATTTCGAGTCGCATGAGCATTTGTATATTTTACAGTTGTTCCAGCATCATCTTGGTAAATAATCTTACCATCAATTGCTGGATTAGTTGTATCTGAAGTTTTGCTTTGAAGACCAGTACCGGAATATCCAGAAATACCAGCCCGGCCGGTACTTGTTAAATTAAGTACCTGTTGGGAATAAGCTGCTGTTCCATCTGGAGTAATTGCTGAGTACTTTGGAGTTGGAAAACTAATATCAGTATCTGCTTCGTCAATTTGTACTTCAAATGGAGCGGATTCAAGCGCGTCGAATCCAACGGCTGGAAGAGCATTCGGAGAAGTTGGAGCTGGAACCAATGGAATATCAGGAATTTCAGGCGCGTCATCTGGTGAGAATGCAGAACCAGGAGACATAGTACCACCTGGATTCAAGTCAAGGAAAGAAGATTTAATAATTGTTGTTCCAGAAGAACCAAGATTAGTTGTTCCACCGGCAATATTCATTGTACCATCTGCATCTAAATTCATTGTTGGCGAAGCTAAACTCATTTCAGCATCAGCATCTATTTGCATAGTAGCTGTAACAAGATTCATTTCAGATCCAGCAGAAATATCAATAGATTCTCCGGCATTAATATATGCAGATGCTACAGCATTCAAATCAAATGCCGAAGTTCCAAGTTCCATTGTAGCAACACCCATTGCTGTTAACGCGACAGTATGAAGATCTAGTGATTGTGTTGCATCAATTCTGGTTACATCAGTAATCATTGATAGAGTTGGAACTTGCGTTACTATAGTGGCAGACATATCAGTAATCATATTAGTACCAACAATTGATAAGTCTTCTTGTAAGTCAATAGTCATTGAAGGTGCTGTAATTGAGAATGGACCATCAGATCTAAAATCAATCTTACCAGCAGAATCAACAGTTAGGTTACCTGTTGTCTTAACATTAATATTACCAGTTGTTTGCAGAATCGATGAACCCTGTACATAACCATAATGAGAACCAGAAACACGAGAAGTAACATTACCCTTTGTGTCAATATAAGAATTACCAGCAACTGAAGATGTCATATTACCTTGAACTGTAGTAGACATACTTCCACCAACATTTACGGTAGCATCTCCAGTCACCGTAACCGTCCATTGAGTCATAGCATCAAATCGTTCTTTTGAACGAGTTCGCATAGATGTATCAGGTCTTAATTCAATGAATGATCCAGTACGATGTCTTATATTAATACGTTCTGCTCCAGGTGTATCATCAAATTCTACGATGTGGCCTGATTCAGTTAAACGAACTTTGTTATATGGATATTGCGGTGCATACGCATCTTCAGGTTCTGTAGCTCCAACAGGACGAACTCTTTCAGAATCAAGACCTAATGCTCTTGTGCCTGCGTCGGTGCCAGCTTCTCTTGGAAAGACTCCATATGGATCATTGAATCCAGTTGTTGGTTCAGCACCTTCAGTATTGGTACCCATAATAGTACCCATGATTACTGGATCTTGAGCATCATTACCATCTCTAAAGAATCCCATAACCCATGAACCTTCAACAAGTCCGTGAGTACCTTCACCGACACCTGAAGTACCAGATGAAGTTGTAGGCATTAGAACAGATGCCCAAGGCAATTCTTCTGTAGGTAATGCTCTTTTATTTTCTGTATGCCAACCAAAGCAACGAACTTTTACGCGATTGAGTACTAAAGGATCATGACGATCTTCAACTACACCAGTAAACCAATTAAAATCAGTTGACTTAAATCCATCTTTATTATTAAACATAGCCATTAGTTATATCCCGTTAATTCAGTCACAGTGCCAACTCTAAAGCCTTCAACTTTTTCCATAGCATCAAGAATTCTTTGACGCTCGGCTTCATTGGTATCTTTCATTTTTGCGTCTGGTCCACCACGATCAGCTGGAACTGCTGCTGAAGAAATTACTTGTCTAGCATAAGATTGAGTATTATTTTCAAATGCTGGAGCATATCTAGCAATAGCTGAAGAAATTGGAAGATCTTTATAGCTAGATGTAGTAAATATTAGATCGTATTTAGCTTGTCTACCTGCAGAATAAGATGGCATGATAGCAAATCTAGGATCACCACCCAGAGAACCTCGGGCTTGCATAAACCCACCTTCTTCAATATTTCCTGGATTGTGATTTCTCCAGTTACGAGCACCTTGGCGTCTTACAACCCGTCCATCACCAAGTCTTACAATATTATAGCCTGGACCAAAATCAATTACTTCTGCAATCACTGAAGCTGGATCATCTGAGACTACTGTCCCTTGAACAGTTTGAGAAGTAGATGGAGCTTCTCCGGAATCAATATCACCAGGATTAAAATCTTGACCTGACGCAGATCCAGTTTCATCACCCGCGACGGATGCTGCTGAATTACCATTAGCTTCAGCTTGTCTTTGAGCATTATCACCAGTTACAGCAGCTGAATTTGCTACTGCCGCGGCTAACGCTGGATCAACTTCGCCAGGCCCATAACCTGGAATAACTTCAGTCGCAATAGGTCCTTGTTGCTGCAATCCACCATCATCACCAGCTGGGTTTTGACCAATTACATTTGTAACTTGAGGAGTAACGTCAAAAGCTTCATCACCATAACGAACATCCGGTACACCTTCAACTGGTCTATATTGCAAGCCACCTCTATCAATGCCATCCCGAGCTAATTTAAGACGTGTATGATAACCAGTGTTATCAAATGTATGAATTGAAGATACAATCAAATAGCGACCAGAAAGCATTTCATCTTGGTCAGCTTTTTCAGAACCAGATCTTGGAATCACTAATCCAATCTGACGGCCTGGAAGTAATCTTGGATCACCGTGAACTTTAACCATATGCTCAATTTGGCCAAGATTAGAAATAATCGATCTTTTCTTTGCACCGACATATGGCATATGCATATGAATATTTACTTCGTCTTTATCAGACATTGCTTGTCTATTTACAGCATAAAATAGATTATGCATATCAGGAGAATTTGTATAATCTATTCCTGATACAGAAAAATCTGGATGCATTACAAGATCTTTGTCCATAGTTTGGATGTCGTCTCTCATTGCATTAAAATCTTGAAGTTGATAAGACTTTGAAGTCCAATCTAAAATATGAGTACGTGTTGTGTATGAACCATCACGAAAACCTTTATATGGAGAGAATCCAAGATTAGATGAAATTTCTAAAACACGCAATCTTTGCTCTTCAAAAGATGCTTCTGTCATTGCATCAGCTCTTAAGAAAAATGATTGTGTATATGTATCTGTAATCTCAGTTGTAATCATATTATTATATGAATTTAAAACTGAGTTACCACCAATGAAAGTTTCATAACAGAAGAATGGCGCACCATTTGGCGCTGCTGTCTTTGACAGCATTTGCATAATAGCTTCTGAGTATGTTTGCTTAGTTGGAATATAAGTCATTACACCAGTTGATGTACTATCGCCAACTAAAAGCTTAAATGAATTATTGTCTGGTCTTAAAAAATCATTGTAATCAACAAGAGTTTTATCTAAATCATCAACACCACATTCTTCGTATAATCTTTTTAGAATATCTGAAGGTGGACCTTTCATTACATGAGTTACTCGTCTCATCTTAGAAACAAGTCCAAATGCAGAAACACACCGTAAAGTATATGCTTGAACATCTGGCTTAGGTCTTGCAAATAAAGGTATATCAATAATATACCAATCAGACTGCATGTCTTCAGCTTGACCTTGACCATCTAATTGTTTGCGAAGAACTACAGATAATCTTTCGTTACCAGTAATATTTAATTCTTCAAACAAGTTGACGCCATCAACGATTCTAAATTCTCCAATCATAGCTTGTTGGAAAACAGATTCAGTGACTTCAAATGTATCTACAAGTTGAGTAATATCTCTTTCTTCGCCACTTGCCGAATAGATTTTGATCTCCATTCGAAAAGCACCGGGATTACCTACACCTGTAGAGTTAGTAGGATGTAAACCTGATTGCTTCATTGATTAATTAACTTCTTATAAGCTCTAGCAAAATCTTCAACAAATCCTTTTTTCAAAACTTTGATTTGTTGCTTTGAATCATTAAGTCTTTCTTCGTATTCGCGATGAGTAACTTCAAATACTTCAGTTTCACCTTTAGAGAAAATAGTTCTTGGGATTTCCATCCCATCGATGTCTTCGTAATGATGGGCAGCATTTATTTGATCTTCAACCGAAAAATCATAAACAGCAGTTCTAACCCATCTACCAGCAGACGTTTGACCATTAATCTGAGTATCGTTACTAAAGTTACCTGTTGCATTTGTAATTTCAAGGCGATTCATAAACGTATCAATTTCTGAAATAGTAGCAGTGTGGCCAGAGTTATTACCAACAATCTGCTCTCCAACAACCCATTCTTGGTCGAGCACAAAATGATTTGTACCTGTCATACCGGATTCTCTATATCCAGTAATAAATGTTTTTGTATATTTTTCAGCAATAATATCTTGAAGCTCATTATACTCTTTTGGCCAAGCGCGCAAACCTTCCCACAAATGTTCGTTAATAATAAAGAAGGTCCAAAAATATTCTGGCGTTTCATAGAACATTTGAGAAATCTGATCGGGTCTTTCATTCTCTTGAATTTCATACAATGTATAAGCCATCGCGTCATCAATTTTAATATCGGCTCGAATATTACGAAAAATATCAACAACCAAGGTTCTTGAATTTGGATCGTCTTGAAAATTATAAGACGTTAATGGGAAGTTTTTAAAATAATGAGGCATTATAATAATCCTCTAATATCTGCTTGTGTAAGAACACGAGTCTCTTGGAAAGTAAGTGAAACATCAACTTCGGTTGGAGCATCGTCTCTGTGATGGAGATGACCAGATGCGTTATATGAAGTTTGAAGATTAGTTAAATAGCTTTCATAAATTTTAGGATAATACGGATTTACATCACCATTACTATTTTTAAATTGAATCTTCCATTTCGCGGGATAGCTCAATAAGTAACCCTGGCCTGCTGTATCTGCGTACATAAGTTCTCTAAATAAGTTTTGGATTTCTTTAATTGTTCTTGAATCAGTTTGATTATCTGGAACTAATTTAAAGTTAAATACAAAGGAACGAATATTCATGTTTTGAAAAGCAGTAGTAGTATTTGGATTAATTGCAATAGATTTTGATTGTTGGTAAATATCAGAAACTCGATCTGCTCCAGGAACCATTGCCGCATTTTGAATCATCTTACCAGCCATAATGGTTCTTAAATCAGAGTTACTATTAGCAGCACTAGTTGCACTATCTAATACGCTTCTAATAGCATCTTGGTTTAACCCGCCAGAAATACCAGCGGCAATATCAGCTCCAAGTGGACCCATATCAAATGTCGAATAACCAGCGCCATCAGCAAATGAAACACCTGGTGGCATATAAAGAGCGCAGCTACCAATAGATCCACCATCTTTATTATAAGCGGTGAATGTCACATGTGGGTGACTATTTAAATTGCTGGGAAATCTAAGCGCCATATGAGCCTCAATTATAAATATTGTTAAATGTAGTTATGATTATTTATAAGGCAAAGATGGCAAAATCTTACAAAGGTAAATACACAATTAAAAAGCCTAAGAAATATATGGGTGATCCAAAGAATATAACTTATAGATCTCTTTGGGAACGACAAGCTTTTAAGTGGTGTGAAGAACGTGATGACGTAATTGGTTGGTCATCTGAAGAAGTTGTAGTGCCTTATGTATGTCCTACCGATAAAAGAGCTCATCGATATTTCATTGATCTCAAAATAAAATTCTCAAATGGCAGAACTGTTTTAGTTGAAATCAAACCAAAGAAACAAACTGCTCCTCCTCCAAGACCAAAGCGCCAGACTAAAAAGTATTTGACTGAAGTAATGACCTATGTCAAAAACGAAGCAAAATGGAAAGCTGCAACTAAATATGCAAAAGATCGTGGCTATCATTTTGAAATATGGACCGAAGATACCTTACGCCAATTAGGTATGAAACTTCTTACTAGTTGATATAAATAGTATTATCAAACTAAGAAGTAGGAACTATGGCCGAATCATTTTTCACAAACCTAGCAGCAAAAGCTTTTCGTGCTGGTGTTACACCTCGCACCGATCAGTCACGCCAGTGGTTTCGCAATGAAGTGAAAAATATAAAGGTGAATAGAAGATCATTGCTTAAAGATCCATCTCTCGAAAAAAGAAATAAAGCTCGAATTGGATCTATGTACATGTACTTTTACGATCCAAAACATAGAGAAACATTACCATATTATGATGTGTTCCCATTAACAATTATGGTTGAGCCAGTAAAAGGTGGTTTTTATGGATTGAATCTCCATTATCTTCCATTAGCTATGAGAGCTCGCTTATTTGATTCTTTAGTTGATTTAACCAATAATAAAAAGTACGATGAGTCAACTAGATTTAAATTGAGATATGACTTATTAAAATCAGCGTCTAAATTAAGACTTTTCAAACCATGTTTTAAGCATTATCTTTATTCTCAAATTGAAGGTCGTGTTGCTATGGTTGAAGCTCCAGTATGGGAAATGGCTTTATTTCTACCAACAGAGCAGTTTAGAAAATCTACAAAAAGCGCCGTTTGGAAAGATTCCAGACAAGCAGCAAGAGGATAAACCATGCCGTTTCAAAATCCAGTTGATGATATAAAAGCAGTTGTTGGTAATCAGGGCGGATTTGCTCGTACCAATTTCTTTGCTGTAACCTTCAATGGTCCGGCATCTATTACTCCTGATCCAGTAATCGTAAATGCTTTATGCGAATCGGCGCAATTACCTGGACGTTCAATTTCTACATTTGAGCATGGAATGATTCGTCACGCAATCAAAAGACCTTATGGTTATATCAATGACGATGTTACATTAACATTTTACGTTACAAATGATTTTTATATTAAAAAGCTTTGGGAAGCTTGGTTGAATACCGTAGTTAACGATGTGAATGATAAGATTGGTTATAGAGATGATTACGCTCAAGACATAGTTATTTCAGTATTGAATTTAAATCATAATGAAATCCATCAGGTAACTTTAACAAAAGCTTACCCAATTACTATTAATGCTATTGAATTAAATAATGGTTCTGAAAATGAGCTTATGCGATTAACAGTAACATTAACATACGAAGACTATACGACCAAATCAAATAACTTTGAAACAATATCATCAATTCCAGATTTTAACTCAGCGTTGACTATTCCGGCTGGTGGTATTTCTTCATTACCATTTAGTCCATTTGGAGATATTTCAAACCAATTGAATTTTAATTCTCTTGATGATTTGAAAGATGCTCTGCAGGGTTCACTAAATGGCGCATTAGATTCTATTCAAAATAATATTACGGGATCTATCAGAGAAGTTATTACATCAGTAACAAGACCAATTACATCAGCAATTAATACTGTTACCAATTCTATTACTGGTGGATTCAATCAGATTGTTGGTACCATTTCTGGTGGTGTAAATGGAATAATAAATAATGTTACAGGTGGTATTACAAGTGCAATTGGCAGTGTATTAAATCAACCAGCAGCTCAGATTGGTGGTAGAATTGCTAGCGGCATTAATAGTGTGACTAACAGAATTTCGTCCGGTATACGCGGACTCTTTGGATAATATAATAGGAGTATATAATGGCTTTACCTAGAATTGATTCACCAAAATACGAGCTTAGGATTCCTAGCTCTGGTGACACAGTGGAATATAGACCATACCTCGTTAAAGAAGAAAAACTTTTAATGATGGCTATGGAAACAAAAGATCAGCAGCAAATGATTCGTGCTTTACGCGATGTTATTGCTGGTTGTACTGAAGGCAAGATTCAAGCAAATGATCTTGCAATGTTTGATTTAGAATACGTCTTTCTTAAGATTCGTGGAAAATCAGTGGGTGAAACCACAAGGGTTAATTTGAAATGCAAATCATGTGACCATAAAAATGAAGTAGAAATTAATCTTGACGAAGTTGAAGTACAAGGCGAAGTAAAGAAAAACGAAAAGGTTGCTTTAACTGATAGTGTTGGTGTTGTACTTAGATACCCAACAGTAAAAGGAATTCAAAAGCAGCTTGGTAAACAGGGTGGAGATCAAAGCGAAGTAACTATGGCTGCAGTAGCAAGTGCTATTGAATCTATTTACGATGCTGAAAATGTTTATCCAACTGAAGATGAAAAAGCTGAAGATGTAATTGGCTTTCTTGATTCATTAACATCATCTCAATTTAAGAAGATTTCTGAATACTTTGAGGATATGCCAAGACTGAAACATGAGGTAAATTTTAATTGTAAAAGTTGTAAAGAAGAAAATAGTCAGACCTTGGAGGGTCTAACAAATTTTTTCTAGTGGCTCTCTCACATGACTCATTAGAGAATTATTATAAGACTAATTTTGCTTTGATGCAACACCACAAATATTCTCTAACGGAGCTTGACTCGATGATACCGTGGGAGAGAGAAATTTACGTTATGCTACTTAATCAGTTTATTGAAGAAGAAAATGAAAGAATAAAACAACGTAATAAGCGTGGATAACTAATATGGCAGAAGATCTAGGTCGCTCATTAGAGCAATTGACCGCTACAATTCAAGAGCAAAATAAAGAGTTAAAACAAAAAGACTCTTTAAGTGACCTCGATAAAAGTATTACTGCTTTAGAAAAAAGTGGTACAGAGAACTCTGCCAAATTGAGGGAAACCTTAACACAAGTTCAAATATCTCTTGATAGTGCGTCTAATGAAGAGCAAATGGAATTAGCTCGAGAACAATTAGACGCACTTCAAGGATTAGCCGGAACTGAAGAAGAAAATCGAGAAAATGCTAGACGCCAAGAAGAAGCAAATGAGTTTTTATCTAAACTTGTATCTGGTATTGATGGATTAGCAGATGCTTATGATAAACAATTAGATGCTATGAAACCTTCGGGTGGTCTAATAGCTGGTCTTGGCGCTGCAGCATTATTGTTCATGGATCCTGAAACACTATTTGCTGGTGTTAGAGCCGCAATTGATGGTGTATTTGCTATTGTTGATTCTATCAAAATGTTTTTAGATGGAGACTTTGGCGAAGGATTTGCTTTGCTTGGAGATAATATTGGAGCTGTTGCTGCTATTGTTGGCACTGTCGCTGTATTATTTGGTGGACGTATTATTCGTTTAGTAGGTTCATTAGTAAAAGGTGTCCGAGGAATAATACGAGCTGTTTCAAAAGTCGGCAGATTTATTGGAGCATTAGCTGGCCGGTTTGGTGGTTTAGTAAAAATCTTTGGCAGACTATTTCTTCCATTTACAATTATTACTGGAGCCATTGGTGCTATTCAAGGAGCAATTGATGGCTTCAAAGAAGATGGCATATTGGGTGGACTCGAAGGTGGTATATCTGGATTATTAACCACTATTGTTGGTTATCCATTAGACCTATTAAAGAGCGCCGTAGCTTGGATTGCGGGTAAGTTTGGATTTGAAAATGCTGAAGCTACTCTAAATGAATTTTCTTTTTCAACATTAATTAGTGATTCTATTGGCTCAATCTTTGATATGGTCAAAGGAGCTTTCAATTGGATTGGAACTTTATTTACAGACCCGGTTGCGGCATTAGAATCTTTAGCTATGGGTCTTATTGGCCCTGATGGTATTTTAGGAGTTATCACCGCACCTATTGATAAAGCAATCGCTTGGGTTCAAGGACTCTTTGGTATTGGAGATCCCGATAGACCATTTTCATTATATGATACACTATACGACCCAATTGATAAAACAATTACATGGCTACAAGGATTGTTTACTGATCCAGTAGCAGCTATGCAACAGGCGTGGAATGGCTTGGTTGGTGAAGGTGGATTAATTGATATAATCTATTCTCCAATTGATAAAGCAATTGCATGGATTCAAGGTCTATTTGGCTGGGGAAATCCAGAAGAACCATTCAAACTTTCCACAGTAGTTAAAGATGCTTTCAAAGCAGCAAAGGATTGGATTGTAGGTCTATTCACATGGGGATCTGAAGCTGGTACTGGCGAAGATGGATCATGGAGTCTTAAGACGTTTGTCACCGGTGCTTTCACCCAAGTTAAAACATGGTTTACTGATATGTTCTCTTGGTCTTCTGGTGAAAAAGATAAGGGTGTAATCCAACAACTGTTTGATTCTACTATTGAGAAAGTAAAATCATTCTTTACAGATCTATTTGATTTCTTGCCATCATTTGCAGAGATCAAAGCTTCACTTACTTCTATGTTACCCGAATGGATGAAGCCTGATTCTATTGAAGATCAAAGAGCAGAGTTGATAGATCAATTAGCAGCAATGGAAGCTGCTGCGGCAAATGCATTGCCAGCAGCTGAGCAATTTGATAATCCTCTTACTAATGATACTAGAGAAGATTTTGAAGCTGAAGCTGCTGCTATTAGAGCCCAATTAGCTGAACTTCCACAAGCAAATAAAGGTGGCTTTATGAATGCCCCAGCTTCTGGTGGATTAGCTATGTTACACGGTGCTGAGATTGTAGCACCTCTTGATTCTCCACAAGGTAAAGTCCTAATGGCAATCAACGATCTTATGAACGCTAAGTCTGCTGCTGGTGCTGGTGAATATGGTGGAATGGGTGGACCAATGATTATACAAGGTGGAAGTAATAGTTCTTCGAATAATACGAACAATGTTTCTACTTCAAGTTATACTATCCAACAAGGTATTACACCTGATGACTTCCTTAAACGAGACTTTGTAAACTTCTCATACTGATAAAAAAAGGGACCCCGAAGGGTCCCTTTTCTCTTATTGGCCTGATGCCAACTTTTGGAAATAACTCAATGTATCATCTTCACCATCAGATGTTTCTGATACTGAGTTACTTGTTACACCAGGTGATGCTTCTACTGGTTCATAACGAGATGGAGCTGGTTCATCAAGTGATACCGACTCAGCTGTAGTCATTACCATACTTTCTTGACCAAGAACGGCATTCAACTTGGCTTTTAGTTCATCGTAAGTTTTATAGTTCTTAGGATCGAGGAAATCCTGCAAGCTATACAAACGATTATAAACACCTTCTAGCTTTTCGTCATCATCAGAAAGAGCAGAGGCATTTGCAAACTCAGATTTGTCATAGTTACGATAACCCGCAACCTGTTGAATCTTAAGTTTGAAATTCGCACCTTCCCAGAAATCAAATGGATTCACTGGATCTTCATCGGCAAATTGTGGTTGCATAACATCCATAATCTTATCAAAGATTTTCTTACCAAACTTATAAAGGAATACCTTACCTTCATTGTCTGGATTACCTGGATCAGAAACAACCTGAATATTTGCTACATAATGCAAGCGACGCTTACGATCGCGAGCAATTTGCTTATCCTCTTCACGACCAGAATTCCACAGCACTGAGTTCATTTCAGATACTGGATCATTTTGACCAATTGATGTAAGAGAATTTTCGATGTACCAACGACCTGATGGTCCTTGGAAACCGTGATCCCAATAACGAACCCAAGGGAGATCCTCGCCTTCGGGTGCTGGTAGGAAACGAATTACTGCATAACCATTGCCTGCTTTATCGACTGTTGGTTTCCACAAACGCTCATCTGCATAAGATTTTTGTTGTTGGGTACCACCACCTGCAGCTTCTGCTGCTTTAGTAAGTGTATCGATAGAACCGCGGTTACGCTTTAGATTTGAAAAAGACATATATTTTCTCCGTATGTTTTTGTATTTACTGAATTATCCACTGTCACATAATATAAACTATTATACACCAAAATCACTCTGGTGTAAACACCCTAAGCACAATATTTTTAGCTTTTTCTAAATCATATTGAACAAAAGGTGAATACTTACGAATCTTACGTGAGACATCTGGCCACACGATAGTTTCGGTTATTTCTTTATCAGCGCGATTCATGAATCTAGTTAATTGATTCAGAATTACTACTGACTCTATATTTATATCACCACTAAGGTAAGCAGTGATAATTTTTGGATGTCCATCTGTTGACTCCAATACTTGATCAAAAGATCCAAGTTCAGATAAAGTGGACATATCATTTTCGAATGTATAACCTAATGATTGCATACGCTTCTGATAAGACTTATAAATGTCTTCATCTTCTAACATTTCACCAATCCAAGTTTTGTCTTGAATAAAGTGGGCCGCATAGTAATTAATGAGCTCATGCACATCATTAAATTTCTTACCAACCTTTGCAAAGAAATACTTATCTTTTCGTTTCCAAAAAGATTGTGGCTTTACAGAAGTTTTATAATTGTATTTGATAGCATCATAACTATCAGATTCAAAATGTAACTTCATAGATTGATAAAAGCGAAAAGCGTCGTATGGTTCCATAATCATATTGGTAAGGTTGCAGTGTTAGAGTCTTTAATCATACGAAGACGTTGAGCCTCCGCGGTCACTTTTTCTTTGAGGTTAGGGGTAATCACCCTTGCCACATCTTCTACTGGAAATTCCAGCTCTTCGCATACTTCTAAGATTGCATCCATATAAGGTAACTCAAACTTCATTACCTTTTTCTCTACCATTTGAGAGAAACGTTTCTTTGTGAGTATCTTACCTTCTAACATACTGGAATTAGTTCCAACGATAATATTTGTGAGTTCCGATTTGTGTAGTGTAGTTGAGAGTCTTTGCCCAGGTTGGGTTGACATAGTTAGCATGATAGTGTGTTGCCCCTTCTGTAATATCAATATTGTTATACCATAAAGCAAGTGTTTCACGAACCACTATCTTAACTTTATTTTCTAATTCTTCGTTAATCATTCGATCCGACTTTCCATCACAATACCAACTAAACTGACATTGATTGCGAATCATATTACCATTTGAGTCTTGTCTACCCTGATATACTACTGAACAGATATCGTCAGGATACCGAGAATCTTCGGTTCTATTGAGTACTACATTAGTAACACCCATAACCGAAGCATATCCATCTGAACGAGCTTCAAAGTATCCATTCTGAATTAAACATTGAAATTCACTACCAGTAATATTTGTGATACTTTGAGCGTTTACCGATCCAACACTCGCAGCAATACACAATCCGAGTTGAGCCGTCCATTTGGTGAATTTGTTTTTGTAGTCAAAGTTTGCCATGTGTTATCAACCTGCTTTGGAGTTTTTGTCTGCACGATAGGAAGAATCTCTTCGGGCTTTCTTAGTTTGATTTTACGAGACTCTTCTCCTACATTTTGTAGGGATGTACCTTTTACTTCAAATCCCTTTGCAGAACTTGAAATATATTCTGTCAATTCTTTCGTTTTGACATTGAAGACATAAAGTCTCATTGCGCCAACAATAGTAATTGGTAGAATAGAAGTAATCTTAAATTCGTTATCTTCTTTCAGGTACTTAAGCTTTGATACTTGCTTATCAGCAGCTCTTGGTTTTGGTGCACGGGTCTTACGGGTTGCTTTAGCAGAAGCTTTGACTCGATCAAGATCAGCAATCATATCCTGTACCAACTTGATCCGCCGGCGAAGAACTGTACGCTTAACATGTGAGTAACCTTCAACAGCCTGTTCACATCGTTTATGATAAGCGTCTTCAAAATCTAATAGCCAACCTTCAAGTCTTGACAACACAGGAGCAATGTGTGCATTACTCAAACCGTGGAGCTTAAAGCAATTGTACATATTAAATTCTGGCTCTTCGCCGGCGATCCATGCGTCCTCCAGCTCATCCAAGTCTGTCATAACAGTATCTTGAATTTTGCTGAAGAGACGCTGTTGAGGAGTTAACACAACAACATTTGACGCAGCCTGATCAGAAGCTGCTTTCTCCTCAAGGATTTGTTTACCCTTTTCAATTAAACCCGAATAAAAATCGTTGATGTGTTTAAATGAATGGGAATATTTAGATGGCAACTCCAATTCAAGGCTAGTCCAATAAATTGCAGATGCGTGATGTGTGAACATATAAAAATTATATTCAGGCGTAGCAAGAATAGCTTTAGCATCATCTTTAGAAAAGTTAGCTTTTACATAAGGCTTTGTGATTGATGTAAGTTCTTTACGATCAACTTCCATATGTACATAGTACTTGAAAGCTTCAAAACCTTGGTTCATTGGTGCTCCTGCTAGACCTGTCTTTGGCCTAGCGCGGACTGTAGCTTTTTTACGAGCTGCCATAGCTGTTTCTCCTTAGTGAATATATTTATATTCTACCACAAGTGGCTGAGAATGTAAACAGTTATTTTAAACTTTTTGAAAGTTTTTCACAGTTTCTACTTTGAACGAACGCCAATCTTCTAAACCAGTATCAAATACTCGAATAGCTTTGAGGATTGAGTCCAAACCTTCGCGAAGTTCTGGTACATTATCGCCTTTTGGCATTTTAGCCCGAGGGATAATATCCATGTTCAAAGTACATTTCATCACACGAGTGTCACCATTTACTTTTGTAAAGGTTACTTCACACTCACCTTCTCGCAATGCAGCGAGCATATTATCTTGATTTAGTTCCATACTATAAATTCTCCGTATATGTGGAATTGACATTAGCTACGTCTCATGGCCGCATAATGTTTCGGATCATCTCCCCTTCCGACAGGAACGAGGTTTGACTTGTGCATTGTTGCGATTCCGACGATGTAGTCTCCGGAGTAGACTGGAGACTCTTTTTTCGTACCTGATCCAGGTATGCTTTGCGTCGAGAGGCTTGGATAATTCTTTGTCTCGCGACGTGGTTGGGGTTCTTTCGGTTCATAAGGTACAAACTCCTTTTTCTTAGGTTTTGCGTCAGGATCGACACCCATCTTAATTAACCAAGCTCGATGTTCAGCTTCGCGCTGTTTCCAACCTGGCTTTTTGTTTTGTTTCTTTTTAGAGCCATGAACACGAACTCCATGAATCATATGCATAGACATTAGTTATTCTCCAATAACCACATGCACTCAGTTACTTCATCAGCAGACTTGTAACGTTCACTGCACTTTTCAAAGTTTGTTGGAATGAAGGCTGAAGCTACAATTAGTAAAATAATCGTAGCACTGCAACCCATGAATGCGCCAAAGGCAACATCAGATTTATTCATGATTAATCCCAATCGTTATCAAATTTAGTTGTGTAATGCAAAGTTTCGCCATAATATTCTTTGGCGTATTTAGAAGCATCAGTCCAAGCATTGATGTTATCACTATCATAGCTAGCAATTTCTTTATCAAAGGCATCTTGCTTAGCTTGACGCTTAGGCTTTTCTTCAACATCAGTCCACCGGCGGACAACAGAGCCTTGCGCAGTAAGTTTCTTTTTGAAGGCTACAGCGCTATTACGTTTTTCAGCAACCTTTTTAATAAGGGCCAAACGATCTGCTTTTTGTTGAGCTGTCATAGTCATATCAAGTTCTCCATCATCAATTTATAAGGTATTCTACCATAAGTCTCTAGGAATGTAAACCCCTAAAGTGCATTTTTTTCAAACTTTTTTCAGTAGAGAAGGTGATACTTTCCAAGAAAAGCCAAGACCTTGGTTCTCTTTGACTCCAATAGTCTTACGGTTAACTTTGGTAACCACTGCTTCGCGAACACGACCTTTAGCTTCAAATTTTACAGTATCACCAACTTTGAAAACTTGAGCTGCCATTTTCTGGCGAAGGCCTTGAGCTTGTTTGTACATAGATGCAACTGTTGAAAAGTCATTACCTTCCATTTTAGCCATCAGAGTTGCCATGCGGTTCAGTTCAGATTTAGTTAACATAATCGTTTCTCCTCATTGATTATAGGTATATTATACCACCGTTCTCTGAGGATGTACACAAAAAAATGCATTTATTTTAAAATAAAAATCCCTTTAGAATCAATGGCTTAGGATGAGGAGAAACGTAACCTATTGATTCTAAAGGTAAAAATAATTTGTATCAAATTGTATTATTTTATAAATATTGTTGTTATGAGACTAATGTTTCCCTCTGCTCTTGCCATGTTATTGGCTGGATGTGAACTTCAATTGCCAGAAGTTCCAAGTGAAAGTCCTGTTCATTCTGCAACTCAACTAATGGGTAAACATGAAATACATGATAATCCTGAGCTTAGAGCATTCCTTGGTGTAGATCCAGCAAGAACTGAATGGTGTGCTGCGTTTGTGAATGCTGTACTTCATGCAAACAATATACCAGGATCTGATTCAGTAAGTCAATATCCCCTAACCGCTAGATCATTCTTACAATGGGGAGAAACAGTGAATGAACCAGGGCTAGGAGATATTGTGGTATTCCCAAGAGGGAATTCTGATTGGGAAGGACACGTAGGTTTTTACTTAATGTCTAGTATTATAGACGGTAAAGAACACTACTTAATTCTAGGTGGAAACCAAGATGATTCAGTTTCAGCAGAATATTTCCCTGCTAGGAAAGCATTAGGTATCAGAAGATACATAATAGAATAATGGCTCCCAGAGACGGGCTCGAACCGCCGACCCAGTGATTAACAGTCACTTGCTCTACCAACTGAGCTATCTGGGAATAAACTTATTTCACTTTATTAATTACATTAGTTAACATTCTATCTACAAGTGGAGCAATTGCTTCAAGTTCTCCATCTCGTTCTGCAGCTTCCATATGTATAATCTCAATCAATGTAAGTGCTGCCAATTTGTCTTCTTCATCTAAAGCATAATCAAGAAGATATCTGACTTCATCAACACTACTGCAGTTCCATAGCAAATCGCAAATTTCAGCCTGGCGAGGAGTCAAACCATCAATTGTTATTTTGTTTTTCATGATAGTACCTATAGTAAATCTCTTTTAGTTTGTAACTCTCTGGATGCTGATGAACCCAATAACCAGTTGAAGGATCGAATTGTTCTCGAAAGAATTTATCTAATACCTTAT